TTAACTCGCCCTAAACTAGGGATCGTTATGGAAAAAGAATTTATAGAATTATTTAAAGGATATGAAGGTGATTTCGGTATGGCCGACATGGCTAATACTTCACTGGATTCAGACAAAAATAAAATTAAACCAAATTATGAATGGGCAGGTCGCCCGGTTACCGATACAGATTACAGAAACCATTTATTAGGAAAAAAATCAATTGGAATTCAACCCTGTCGCATAGATGGTACGGTTCAATTTGGATGCATTGATATTGATCCGCCTGATTATGGTACATTTAAAGTAGAAAATTATTTAGCATTATTCCAACAATATAAATTACCATTAGTTCCTATCCTATCTAAAAGCGGAGGACTGCATTGTTATTTATTTTTAACCGAACCTGTTCCAACAATTGATTTAATAGAGGCATTAAAAGCTTTTCTGCTTCCTCTAGGATTAAAACCAACAACCGAGGTTTTTCCGAAACAGAAAGAACTACAGAAGGATGATAAAGGAGACATCAAACCAGGGAACTTCATTAACCTCCCCTACTATAATAATGGAGGCTCAAACCGATATGCGCTAGATAAGAATAATTCTAAACTATCATTAGAAAAATTTATAGAATTTGCTAATGCTTCTAAAATTAATAAAGAAACATTAGATACATTAGTAGAAGAAACTCATAGAAATATATTACTAGGCACCAATGCAGAATTTGTAGATGGTCCTCCTTGTTTAGCTTTATGTTCTAAAACTAAACTAGATGATGGTAGAGATCGATTTATGTATAATTACATGGTCTTTGCCAAAAAGAAATATAAAGACAAATGGCCAGACCAAGTATCCGCAGCCAACTATAGTTATCTTGCAAGTCCTTGGGATAAAGCCAAATTAGATTCCAAAATAAAAGCATGGAAAGGAGAAACTGCAGGACATACTTGTTACGAAGATCCCATTAAAGATAAATGTATGCGAAGTCTTTGCTACAAAAGACCCTTTGGTGTTAAGTCCGATAGCATCTCCGTCTTTCCGGAAATTCAAGATTTTGAAATGATTGCCTATGCAGAACCTGAGTATCGTTTTAATGTCATCATGCCAAACGATGACAAGATTCAAGTAATAATTAGCAATACAAAACTTATGACTACTCAAAAAGAAGTTTTAAATTTAGTATGGCAACAAACTGGAGTTTATTTTGAACCTTTAAAACCAAAAGACTTTAGAGCTAAATTAAATGAATGGCGAAGAAAAGGTCAAAAAATTAAACCACCTAAAGGAACGCAACTCGAAGACAGATTAGAAGAAGAACTTTATCAATACTGCATCAATGGACCCCAAGCTCAAGAACGGAGTCAGCTTCATAATGGATCTTGTTTTACCGAAGAAGGGTTTCATTATTTTAGATTCAATTCCTTTATTGAACATCTAGGCAGCAGTTGGAAAATACCAGAAGAAAAAATTGCACAGAAATTAAAAGACAGATGCTTTGTAGAATTTGATCATTCCTTAAATGTGGACAGTAAGACTCTTAAAGTATGTAAAGTCAAACAACTGCATATGCATAAAATAGAATACAAACCAGTAGAAAGAAAAGGAACTAATTATTAATGAGATATAAAGTAGTAGGACCACCCGGTACAGGAAAAACAAGAAGACTTTTAAAGGAAGTTCATAGATATGTTCAAAAGGATACACCCTTAGACCAAATAGGATATTTTGCCTTTACGCGTAAAGCTGCAGGTGAAGCAAGAGAAAGATTCCTGGCAAAAAATGAACATCTAACTAAAAAAGATATAAAATATTTTCAAACGCTTCACTCATTAGCTTTCAATAATCTAGGCTTAAAAGAAGAAAACGTTATGCAAGAAGGCAACTACAAAGCAATTGGTGAAACGTGTGGTATTCAAATTAAATATGCAGCTTATGAAACTAATAACTTTAACGGAATCTTTTCATCAAACAGTGAATACCTAAGTTTAATTAACTTAGCCAGAGTAAAACAAATTCCTGCAGAACAACAGTTTGATTTAAATGAACATTTAACCTGGATTACCAGATCTAAACTTATCGCAATTGAAAAAGAAATAAATAATTATAAACATACACATGGTCTAATTGATTTTACCGACATGGTTCAAAAATTTTTAGATAAAGGAAAACCTCCTAAATTTAAAGTTATCTTTGTGGATGAAGCCCAAGATTTATCTTTAATTCAATGGGCAATGATTAAAAAAATTGAAGAAGAAACTCAATGTGATGTATGGATTGCAGGTGATGACGATCAGGCTATTTTTGGATGGGCAGGAGCTGATGTTAATTCATTTATCAACTGGAAATCTAGAGAAATTCTATTAACTAAATCTGAAAGAGTACCTAGTTTAGTTCAAGATAAAGCCTTGAGAATTATTCAACGAATTCATTTCAACCGAATCCCTAAAGATTATTTACCGAGAGACATTGCAGGAAATATTTATCAACGATACAAGTTAAATGATGTGGATCTGACTAAGGGAGATTGGTTAATTTTAACCCGAACAAAATCCTTATGGAGACCTATTCCTCCTTTTCTAAAAAGAAAAGGGCTTTATTTTAATACAGTAGAAGGAAATAGCATAGGGAAAACTTTATACGAAGATATTCAAACCTGGGAGGAACTTATACAAGGTGTATCCCTTCCAGATATAAAAAGACAAAGACTCGAAGAACTTACAGGAGAAAAAATTTTTAATACGCATCTTAGTTGGGATGAAGCATTTAAAAACGTGGCCGCGCCTAAACGAGAATACATGAAAATGATGTTATTAAATGGAGAAGATTTATCTAAACCTCCCCGAATAAAAGTTTCAACGATTCACGGGGCTAAAGGGGGTGAGGCTACCAATGTAGTTTTATTTTTAAATCAAACGGCGAATACTATCAAAGGTTCAAAGAAATCTCAAGCAAAAGAAGAAGAAGAATTTAGAGTTTGGTATGTCGCAGTGACACGAACTATAGAAAATTTATATTTAATAAAATGTAAAAACAAAATGAAAGAATTTAAATTATGAGTGTATGGAAAAAACAGGTTGGTGGAAAACATTATATAAAATATAAAATTCAACCGAGCAAGTTTGTTGTGGAGAATGAGTTGCTTTATCCAGAAGGATGCGTTATAAAATATATCTTGAGACACAGAGCGAAAGGAAAAAGAGAAGATTTAAAAAAAGCAATTCACTTTATTGAAATGATTATGGAAAGAGATTATCCTGATGTATAAACCCTTACCCGAATCAGTAACAATTAAACCCAGTAAGGTTCATGGTCTAGGGTTATTTGCCGATCAGAAGATTATGCACGGGACCAATTTAGGAATGAGTCATTTGAAAATTGGGGATAGAATATTTAGAACCCCTCTCGGAGGATTCATTAATCATTCAAACACTCCTAACTGTATTAAAGCTGAACTGAGAATGACCGACGAAGATTTACATGGACATCAGTATTATTATAAAAAATGGAATCTAATTGTCTCTAACAACGTAGAGAAGGGGGATGAATTAACAGTACGTTATACATTCTATAAAATAGATGATTGAAGCACAAACTGAATGGGTTAAGCCCGAAGAATTTCCAGACCTAAGACAAGCAGATACAATTGCCATAGATTTAGAAACCTATGATCCCGATTTAAAATCTATGGGATCAGGTTCTGTTATTGGTAATGGAAAAGTTGTAGGCATCGCCGTTGCGGTTGATGGTTACTCAGGATACTTTCCGTTCGATCATGAAGGAGGAGGGAACCTTGAAAAAAGTAAGGTAATTCAATGGTTTACGGATGTTTGCCAATCTCCTGCGGATAAAATTTTTCACAATGCCATGTATGATGTCTGCTGGATTAGAAAAATGGGAATTAAAATTAATGGAAGAATTGTTGATACCATGATTGCAGCATCCTTAGTAAATGAAAATAGATTTAGATTTGATCTTAATAGTTTAGGTTGGGACTATTGTGGTAAAGGTAAAAACGAAACAGAATTAAAAGCGGCTGCTAATGAATGGGGAGTGGATCCTAAAGCAGATATGTGGAAACTTCCTTCAATGTATGTGGGCAACTATGCCGAACGGGATGCAGAACTTACATTAGCGTTATGGAAAGTCATGCAGAAAGAATTAAGCGACCAGGATCTAGGATCTATTTTTGATTTAGAAACGGATCTGTTTCCTTGTCTGGTGGACATGAGATTTCTTGGAGTGAAAGTGAACGTTGAAAGAGCTCATGAATTGAAGCGAGACCTAACATTATCAGAAGAAATGTTACTCCACAAAATAAAAAAAGAAACAGGA